GGCACTCTTGCATCTTATGGAGGTGTTAAAATATGCCAAGGTCGAATAGTGGTTTCCTTGGATGGGCGATAGTCAAGGGACTTATTGTCCCTCCTAAGAAGAAAAAGAAGCGCAGAAATGCGCGTCATAAATTCAAGCACCGAAGGGTGTTTGAAGTTTCTTCTACTATGACGAGGTTTAGACAGCGAGAAATGCCCGGGGATGGCCTCGGGCAAAATCTCACTGCTAGCACTGTGTTAGGTACTTATCGTACCTATACAAACGGTGTTTTAACTTCGACTACTCAACAATTGTTGAGTACGAACCCATCGCCCAGTCAGCACTTTCAGCGGGTACTAGATGAAAAACATCCTGGACCCCCGTATCGTACTGGCGGGCCTTTCAAGGCAATTGAGTACCACATACCGACCTCTGAGAGGAAGGGGTATGGAACTTATACTTCAGACGGTAATCCGGACGTTAGTCCGAACCAACGATTTGAGTATAAGGGGGATTTCTTCCCTAGTTCAGATTGGGGTAGCGATAATTCCAATATCGACTATGTCAATTATGGATTTAAACAACTCCCAAATCTATCGGCATATCACACGAAGGCTTTTGATCAACTTAAGCCTACCATCCCGAAGGCGAGTGCATCCCAATTCATCTATGAATTAAAGGATCTACCTCGCATGTTGGTCACATCAGCTAACTTACTCCACAATTCGTGGCGTTCGTTTGGTGGAGGTTACTCTACAGTAACCATGCACCCTAGCTCTGTGGCCGACAACTTCCTCAACCATGAATTTGGTTGGGTACCCTTTATCAACGACTTGCAACGGTTTTTAAACACGTTTGAGTCGCAGGATCAACATATTAATCGCATTACGCGAGAAAATGGGATCTGGATAAGGAGGCGTCGTGTGCTCGAAGAATCGGAGACTACTACTCTTCAGACTCGGAGTTTTATTACAAAAACGCAGCCGACAAGTAATGCGGCCTCGTTAACTCCTTGTCTGAGGTTAGAGTCGTACGGTGGATCAATGTGTCGTGGTTGGACGGACATTACTGAGACTTCTATAGTCAAAGTGTGGGCCGTCGGTCAGTTCACATTCTACCGTATAGAGTTTGATGATAAATTACCGTCCTATTCGGATCAGGTAATGAATGTGCGCCGTTTGCTAACGCTTTACGGTGCACGCATCAACCCTACCGTTCTTTGGAAAATAACACCTTGGTCCTGGCTTATCGATTGGTTTACAAATCTCGGCTCGTATATTCAAAGAGTCGATGATCTGATGACTGACGGTATTGTCTCCAGGTATCTGTACGTTATGAGGTCCGAGTCTAAAGTGATAAGTAAAATCTGTCACTTTAATTTTTACTCTGGTCCTCGTACTCTCATCTGGCAACGTCGTTTGAAGACGAAACAGAGGGAGGCTGCAGATAGTCCATATGGATTCAACACTCCGTGGAATACCCTTTCTGCGGAGAAATGGGCAATTCTGGGTGCAGTCGGTATAAGCCGAACTAACTCAGGATTTATCTCCCGTGGTGCATAGCCGCAGGGGTCCTTAGGAAAGGCCTTTGTTCATCACGGTTTACTCCTAAAACTTAAGGAGACAACCATATGGCTTTAGCCGATCCACAGTCAATAACTGTTAACGCTGTAGCGAAGAGTATGCCGAGAATTCTGAATCCTAGTGATCCTTCGACCACTATGTATCAGATGTCCGACCAGACGTTTAGTCTGGCGATTCGACATACTACCCTTAAAAAGGATAAGAAATCAAGGGTTAAATCCCTGGTTTCCTTCACACAGCGCGCCATCGTCCCGGATCCGTTAACTTCCGTTAACGATTACGAGTCGGTGACGGTTTCTGTGCAGATTGATAGGCCCGATGTGGGCTTTACATCTACACAGATTGATCAAATGATAGCCGGATTTAAAACCTGGCTTGATTCGACCATGGTTGGGAAGCTCTATGGACGCGAGTCCTAGAGTTGCCTAGCTCCCTTTAGGAAGCAAAGGAGACTTTATGAGCAAGTTGAAAAAACTCGCTAGAGGACTTCGTATTTCTACGGAAGTCCTTAGTGCGCTTGAAGAATCTGGCATAGATGTTGACCGATTAATCGGCATTTCTAATGCTCAGGGTCCTCAGGCTAAGATAATCAAGTCAATTCTTAACCACGCGAGTGGTATAGATGTTGACGATTTGATTAGTCATACGGCTGATAGTCGTCCGACTATCGCCCGAACACGCACAAAGTCGTCTTCAAGAAAGCGACTTGCCGGTAAACCCGGTTAGTTTGCTTTTCTTCCCTTGTCGATGTTACTGACTGCCACTGTAGAGTGGAAGGCTAGTCGTATGGCTGGATTGCAATCCTCTCCGATTGGAGGGCTAGCATGAAAAGCCATGTAAGTGACTACCTTGAGTTAGCGCAGACCATCTATAAAGATGCATGCGCACAGTGCGCCGCTGAGGTCTCCTTTCGTGACCTTAAAACAATTAGGTCACGCGTCAAAACGCAGGGGATATCGTTTTTAACGATTACCCTACCTAACTTTTGCTCAGACTTCGAAAGTTGTCTTGAGCTTGGTTATGTCGACTCAAAATACTTCCAGAATTTCAGGAAGTATCGAGCAATTCCCGCATTTCTGCGAGGTCTGCTCAGTCGGTTATTTGACGTGGAGACAGGAAGGATTAACGATGAAACAGTTACTAGCCCAAGTGGTTACATTGATACTATTAGGAGCATTAGACAGATTTGTCTTGCTTTTAAGAAGATCAAGTTACCATGTACGCCCGAAAGGGCAAACAAGGCTTTGGCAAATTTCGTCGCTATTGAGAACTCCTTTGAGATGTTCTCGCTGCCGAGAGAAGATTTCGAGAGTTTCACTCTTGTGTCTTCTGTGCTGTGGGGTAATATCATGGGTGCTTTGCACTTGGATGTTACGTTCCCTAGGCATGGACCCGGCGCTACTGCCGACAAACGACTGGGAAACCAGAAGTATCGTTGGCGTAAATGGCACGACCGTCTTGAGCCTTACTTCCCTTCTATTGATTCTTGCTACCCTAGTTCAATTGGGGAGCTTGATTTCATTAGTAAGGAGCTCGAGCTATTGGAGGTCGTGCATTCGGAAGATGAACAACCCGTTCGGGTTATCACCGTTCCGAAGACACTCAAAGGGCCCAGAATCATCGCAATAGAACCTTGTTGTATGCAATACACGCAACAAGGACTTCGACGTCTCTTGCAGAGTACGATCGAGTCATACTGGTTAACGAAAGGTCACATTAATTTTCGTGACCAAAAAGTTAATCAGAGTTCAGCGTTGATATCTTCGAACGACTGTCGATATGCAACTATCGATCTTTCTGATGCGAGTGATCGAGTACCTCGAGACCTTGCCTTGGAGATGTTTCGATCAAATCCCGATTTAAGGGATGCGATTGATGCATGTCGTTCGTATAGGGCAAAAATGCCTAATGGCACTATTGTGTCACTGCGCAAATTTGCTTCTATGGGTAGTGCTCTCTGCTTCCCAATTGAGTCCATGTACTTTTACACTATATGTGTAATGGCTCTCTTGGAAAGTCGGAACCTTCCTGTAAGTCACGCGTCATGTTTTAAAGTGACACGTGACATCTTCGTTTATGGGGACGATATACTTGTTCCCACTCACGAAGCGGCTGTTGTTCTTGATTACCTACGAAAGTACAACTGTAAGGTAAATGACCGTAAGACTTTTTATCGCGGATTTTTCCGTGAATCTTGCGGAGTGGATGCTTATAATGGCACAAGTGTTACACCTGTGTACATACGAAGCGTTCCACCTAAGAACAAGCAGCAGGCATCTGAGATTGTTTCTTGGGTAGCCACAGCGAACTTGCTTTTTAAGGCAGGAATGCTGAAAACTTCCCAACTCCTCTTTAATAAAGTGGAGAAGATTATAGGTGGTTTACCATCTATATCAGAAGAATCTCAGGTTCTTGGGCGTAAACATTTCTGGACATCGACTGTTCCTAAAAGGTTCAATCGAAGATACCAACGAGTAGAAGTACTTTGTTGGGTTCCAGGTCCTGTCTATCGCACTGATAGGCTGGATGGTTACGCTGCTCTGACTAAGTCTCTGATAAAGCTAGAGGACTTAGAGTCACTCGATGCAGAAAGAGATTTTAAGCATCTAGAGCGAACTGCACGTCACGGCGCCGTCGCCATAACGCGTCGTTGGGTACCAGCAACAAATTGCTTGTCACGGGTCTAACCCGCAGCGGGGGAACATCTCCTCAGAGTGGGGG